TTTAAAATAAAAGGAACTAAGCATAGGGAAGCATTCGCGGGAATTTCTGAATACCTATACAATGAATATAACATAATAGTTGATCCTACTTCTGTAAATATTAGCCGTCCACGTTTTATTTCTTATGATCCGGATTTATACATAAATCAATTTGCAGAACTTTTTGAAAAATATCCTGAAAAGAAAGCACCACGTAAAATTGATAATGTGGTTTTTTTGGATGATGATTTCAAATCAATATTAAATCAAATTACAGCTAACAGAATTAATCTTTGTGAAAATTACCATGAATGGTTAAGAATTGGTTTTGCAATTTCCCATCAATTTAATGAAAATGGAAGGGAATACTTTCACTTAGTTAGTCAGTATTCCACAAAATACGATTCAGATAAATGTGATAAACAATACGATTCAATGTTAAAAGCAAGTGGTTCTAACCAGGTGCGGATAAATACATTTTACTACTACGCAAAACAAGCGGGAATAGAAATCCATTCACCATCCAGTAAAAAGATAATACAAGCTGCAAAGCAAGGTAAGTCAGCTGGATTAACAGCCCAAACCATAAGCAATAATTTAGAAAAGTTTGAAGGAATCAAAGTCCAACCGGAAACAATTGAAAAGATAAGTTCAAGTTCAAACACTCCAACAGATCAATTGGACATTGTTAGTCAAATGGAATTGTTTATTCGTTCTAATTACGACCTAAAGAAAAATATCATTACTCAGTTAATTGAGGACCAAACAAAGCCACAAGAAGAAGAACAAATCAATTCAATGTACATTGCAATTTTAAAGGTAATTCCAAAGGCGCAGTTTAGCATATTTGACAAACTAATACATTCTAACTTTATACCTGCTTTTAATCCTTTATTAGAGTTTATTTCGTCAAATACACATTACACCTCAACAGGACACATTAAAGCAATTGCAAGCACCATAAATACAATTGATCCTGAATTTGCGGAATTCTTTCTTACAAAATGGCTTGTTGCAATGATTGCTTCCATCCACGGCAACCATTCACCATTAATGTTAATTCTTCAGGGCAATCAAAATAGTGGTAAAACGCAATTTTTAAGGCGAATACTTCCAGAACCATTGCACAAGTATATTGGTGAAGTTTCACCAGGAATGAAAGATGTGGATTTTTACCTTTTAATGACACAAATGCTATTAATAATTGACGATGAATGCGGGGGCAAGTCAAAGAAAGATGAACAGCATCAAAAGTCTACCAGCTCAAAGCAATTCTTTAATATTCGTAAACCTTACGGACGTGGTAACGTAACTTTACAACGTCTTGCAATGTTATGCGGAACCACCAACCTAGAAGAAATCTTAAACGACATTACAGGAAACAGAAGAAACATTGTAATTGATTTCCAAGGTTATGATTTTGAAGCTTACAACCAAGTAAATAAAACAGCATTATTTATGGAAGCATACAACCTTTATAAGTCAGGTTATAATTACGAACTATCCAAAGAAGATATTTTATACCTAAACAAACATGATTACAAGTACACAACACCATCCACAGCAAAGGAACTTATCCAAAAGTATTTTAATCCTACAACAAAAGAAAAAGGCACTCCACTTACTACAACAGACATACTTGTTTATATCGAAGCAGAATCTAGACAAAAACTTTCTCCAATTGTTGTTGGACGCGAATTAAAAGCACTTGGATTTATTCAAGATCGAATTGGACATGAAGCAAAAAGAGTTTATTACTGCGTTCCACTTTCTCAAAATGCTGCACAAATGTTAGCCGGAATTGAACCCGCATTTTTTCCAAAACTTTCAGACGAATTGCCGTTTTAACTTCTACAATCCTACTTACACAAGCCTTTCAATTGATTTTGAGAGGCTTTTTTTTTGCTGCCATTGCTGACAGATAAAATTCATCTGGCAGCACATCTGTCAGCGCTATCTTCTTACTCTATCACCACTTCTATTCTATTTGCTGACAGATGACAGATAAAAGTAATAAAAAACTATAATAGAAAATAAATATTATTTACACTAAATTATTTATATAGTTATTTATATAAATGTCAAAAACACAAAAACATCTGTCAGCTGTCAGCAAATGTTGTAAAGCCTTACTCTAACAAGCATTTCCTTGCTGACAGATGAAAATACTATCTGGCAGCAAAATAATTTTATATATTTGCCTAATGAACATTTCAGAAGAACGTTTACAAGCGGATTGTTACCAATGGTTCCACAATTCATTTCCTGAATTACGCGGGCTATTGTGGCATGTCCCAAATGGTGGGCAGCGTTCCGCAAGTGAAGCAAATAAGTTTAAAGCCATAGGACTTGTTCCTGGTGTTGCTGATCTCCATTTCTTCTACAAAGGACAAATACACTTTATTGAACTAAAGATTGAAACTGGTCGTTTATCAGAAAGCCAAGTAAAGTGGATTGAAGCAATAAGTAACCACCAAGGGCAAGTTGTAGTAATTAGAAATTTAGAAACATTCCAAAACTATGTCAACCAAATTATACAGACCACTTAAAGAGCAAATAGGATTACTTACTATTGATTCTTGTTATTTCTCTCACCATGGTGTCAATTTTGAAATTATAGCCACGAACGTTAAACCACACATTCACACAATTAAAAATGTTCATACGGGCGCAACAAGTGATATTTTACACACAAGGTTACTTGCATTATCAGAAACTTAATTTACCTTTGCAAAACATAGTTGAGGTTTGATTAATTTAAAAGCGCAGTTTCGTGATTGGTTCTGCGCTTTATTTTTTTGTATATTTGTATTATGGCAGCACCAATAGGAAATCAATTTTGGAAGCATAGAAGTAAGCATGGAAGGGATAAATTATTTGCCACTCCAGAACTTATGTGGGAAGCTGCATGTGAATACTTTGAATGGTGCGTTGAAAATCCACTTATTCAGATTGATTGGGTAGGTAAGGACGCTAAAGAAGTTGAAAAGCCAATAATGAGGGCTTTTTCTTTGCGTGGATTATGTTTATACCTTAATGCAAATGAAGGATATTTCAGAACATTTAAAGCGCAATTGAAGGACGGTGAAAAAGATTTTAACGCTATCATTACGTGTATAGAGGACACAATCTACACACAACAATGGACGGGTGCAGCTGCTAAAATGCTAGATGCTAACATTATTTCTAGGACATTAGGCTTAAAAGAACAGACGGATCTTACTTCTGGAGGCGAAAAGATAAACCAAGTATTTAAGTGGGGCGACAAGGAATTACCAATATAATTACACTTTCACCAAAGCAATGTGAAGCAATGGATGCAATTGCTTCTGAAAAATATACTTTCATTTTGTTTGGCGGTGCCATGGGTGGTGGAAAAACTTTTTGGGGGCTAAGTGCATTATTGATCATGTGTAAGTTGTTTCCAAAGTCTAGATGGTGTGTTGTGCGTGAGGACATGGAAAAGATTAGATCTACAACAATTCCTTCATTCAGGAAGTTAAATCCACCAGGTAGATTGTTTGAAAGTCCATTTCATTATGTTCATCCAAATGGAAGTGAAATACTTTTTAAGGGTGAAAACTTTAACAATGATAAGGACCTGCAATGGTTAAGAGGTTTGGAAGTTTGTGGATTCCTGTTTGAGGAAATAAACGAATGCAGCATTGACACGTTTCAAACTTCATTTGGGAGAATTGGACGGTGGGAATGTAACCCAAGACCTAAACCAATGATTCTTGCAACATGTAACCCGTCAAAGAATTGGGTTAAGAAGGAAGTGTATGACAAGTATATTGATGGTACGCTTCCAGATAAATGGTTGTACATACCTTCGAGGGTAACGGATAACCCATATTTAACACCTGAATACTTGGAAGCAACAAAGAACTTTCCACCTCACAAGTACAAACAGTTTGTTGAAGGTGACTGGGAAGTAGATGTTCCTGTTAACAATCCATTCTTGGATGACTTCATTGAGAATAAGCACGTGTCACCGGTGCCATTAAAACCAAACCAACACTTACCTTTGATACTATCAATTGACTTCAACTTAAATCCATTTTGCGCAATCTTTGCCCAAGAATTTAAGGGTGAAACGTTTGTACTTGAAGAAATATCAATTGAGAATGGAAACATTTCCAAGATGTGTGGCGCAATTAAAAAGTATTTATCTGATAATGGATTTACTAAAGCTAAGTTGCGTGTTACTGGTGATGCGATGGG